CATCTTCGTTTTCAATGTGCTGCGCAAGGCTCTGGCATATTCCTTCCAGGTCTTTGATACGCACCCTGAGTGAGGCGTTGTCCTTTTCAAGGGTGGAAATGTAGGTAGAAAGAGATTGAGCGCTGATGGTCATATTTGAGTTTGACTTTTTGGAGTGGGTCTGGTGACTTAGGTTTTTAAATATTATATATGTTTATTTCAATGGGGTGGGGTAGGGAACCACCAATTCCAGAAAGTGATGTTCCTTGCAACACTTTCTGTCATTGCTGTACAACGATGACAATAATCGGGCTAATGGCTGTGGCTATGATGTGGAATATATGGGAAAAGGGTTAAGTGTGATGCCCGAAATATTTTACAGCTTCCAAGATACTTGGAAAAATTTTGTTACCGAAACGTACCCGGCCTGACTTTGCGGACACCCACCCCTTGTGTCCATCATAATAACACCTTTGAATATCAACCATTATAAAAGAAAGATATTATTTTATAGGAGAGGTAAAAATGGGTTTAACAATTATTATGGGAAATATGTTTTCTGGTAAAACATCCGAACTTATCAGACGACTTAAGCGTTACAAGGTCATCGGTAAAAAAATAGTAGTCATAAATTCTTCAAAAGATACCAGATGCCCAGAAGAGGTCCTCAATACTCACGATGGTATTAAATTTCCGTGTCTCAAGGTTGAACATATATCACATTGTATTACCAGTGAATCATTTTGTAACGCGGAAATTGTGGCGATTGATGAAGCTCAATTCTTCGAAAACCTCAAGGAATTCGTTGAAATGTGCATCTTTCTTAAAAAGTCAGTCATCCTAGCTGGTCTTGACGGGGACTACAAGCAACGAAAGTTTGGAGAAATCATTGATTGTATTCCAATAGCGAGTGATGTCGTGAAGCTTTCGGCCCTCTGCATGGATTGCAAAGATGGAACACCCGGTCCATTCACAAAGAGGATTGTCCAGAATGAAGACCTTGAACTTGTTGGTGGCAAAGATATGTACAAGGCTGTATGTAGACGTCATTTAAAATCTGTGGACGTCAAGGATAAGAACAACTCTTTCTTGCAGGCTGCGTTTGAAAAGGCTATGGACTCTCGAATGGTCGAATAAAAAATCCTTCCCAGGTTCGTGTAAATGGCCGCCATTTGATGTGTGGAGTACACAGTGGCCACCACCCTTGATCGTGAGATGATATCTCAACGTAAGATTACTTTCTGCGCGATGTGCTGGTATGGTCATTGGACCCTCAACTACAGCGAATTTACCGGTATTTTTATCTATACACGGTATCTGATCAATAATCTTTTGAATTTCTGGAAAGTCTTTTACTTCATAATAATAGTACCCATCGTTCTTCTCGAACCAGGGATCAAGATCATGAAAGTACTTTTTCTTTAGGTTTGTGATACCTTTATTATATTCGTATAGTATTTTGTTATAATTTGCCCTGACAAACCAGAGATTTGGATAGTCCAATACATGATAGTCAAACTTATGGTACACCATATCAACGAGAGTGTTTCGCATCCCGATAAGAGGTCTTATTGGGTTTTGAAAGTACAACCTATCTATAGGTGATTTGAGATAATCATGAAGTACGAGAACAACCGGTACCCAGAGAATATGCTGCCACATTAATTTCTCAGTATAAAATAAAAATGCCAGGTTACAGCAACCAAGAGGATAACATCGCCCCAAAGCCAACCGAAGAAGTCAAGGATTTGAAGCAACGTTTTAAGCTTCCACTTCTTCCATCAATGACCTTTGTCCAACTAGCCATCTTCGTGATGATCGTGGCGTATGCCTTCTCTGTGCGCAAGATGAATAAGGCTGTTGTTTCTACTGCAGCCCTCACCATTGGTCTCCTCCACATGTATGATCATTTGTACCGCGTGAATCGCGGCGACGAACGCCTTTTTTTCGCCCCAGAAGCGAAGAAAGAAGGTTACTGCAGCGCCTGTAACAAGTAAATTTATCTACATAAACATATCACACCGGTGAAGTTCATTTCCCGCTTTACCAAAATATGATTTCATTATTTCATCTCCGGTTTTTTTTCCACCCAATCCATAAACAACTTTGGCCGCGGCCTTTTCTTTCTTAATTTTCTTAAGTTGAGTTGTTATCTTTTCACATTCAAATTTATACCCAATAGGTTTGACTTTGGAACTTTTACTGTATACACCTATTCTATCAACGTGTCGTTTCATTTTTTTTAAACCATACGTTTTCGTAAAATGTGGTTCCGTATCCGGTATCACACCAAATTTAAATGCCCCAACAAGACTACTTAACATAAGACATGTCAAAAGTATGAAAATGAGAATCTTCATTATATTATACCAATATTAAATAAATTTCTAGTAAATTGTAAGTATGCGTGTCAAAATAGTTAAAAGCCCGAATCGTAAAAAGAAATTCAGGGCGATTCTCCATGACGGCGGGACTGTTGACTTTGGTGCTAGTGGGTATTCTGACTACACCAAACACAAAGATCCCTCGCGTATGCGCTCATATGTCAGCAGGCATGGTGGGAGAATACCCATGAGTGTAATAAAAGAACCCCACCAAGCAATGATACATTTAATGATGCTTAAGGTAAATAGAAGTGACAACGAAGATTGGTCACCGAAAGGTATTGAAACTTCCGGGTTTTGGTCGCGATGGTATCTCTGGAGTCAACCAACAATTCCAAGGGCACAGCGGTTTATGACTAAAAAATTTGGAATTAAATTCATTTAATATTGGACACCAGCCCTCGTGGCAGCGTCGTCTATTTCATCAACCATTTCCCAAGCCCACAAACATTCTGCGTCATCTCCCCGTTCACAGATTGAATGTGCCAAATCAAGGGCTTCATTAAGAATCATTTTAAGACGCATCTGTTTTGTAGTGATTTGCTTTTGTTCTTTCAGTGAAGGTGATTCATACATATGCTGGAGAGCGATACGTGTAATTTCCATCTTTTTCATTTCATAATGAATTTCTTCACTTCGGGAGGCTGCAGTGGTGCTGCGTCTACGCTGAATGGTATGAGTCGGGTATCCAAATCTTCTCAATGTCGTCACCATTAATTATCTATCAGAAGTTATTTTTAAGACCATTTAATTCTTTCTATAAACCTCCTAAACAAATAAGGTGCAAGTTCACCCAATGACCCGAATGGCACATAACGATAATCGGGAAAATCCTCACCCATGCCCAAAAGTTGAGCTATTTTATATCTATTATGGGGGCAGGTACGTGCATGTTTAATGTCCTCCGAATTGTGTGTCGCTATGAGAGTATGAACATTTTCATGAGCACCCAAACTCATATTAAGACCTTCTCTAAATGATTTATCCACTGCCGCTTTATTGGGGAGTAGGCCATCCTGCTTACCCAGATATGCTCCGCGGACCAACTTAACTCCGAGATGAATACCCTGCCTTCCCGCTGCAAGAATATCCAATTCAAGTTCTTTGAGGGCCGAACTGCGATACATTTGATACGTTTTGAAAACGTGGGGCTGACGCCCGTTAAAATGTAGCATCATGTTATACATTTCTGTTGAGTATACCACATCCTCAGCATCAATACAAACCTGGCAATCGTTCTTTATGGCGTGCTGAATAAGTTTTTTAATATGTCCCGCTGCGAAGTGGGGAGATTCTCTTGAACCAAATGATGTCATTTTTAAGGCAAACATTGACCCCGGGACAGATTTCATGGTTGACATATTTACTTCACTGATGAAATGCGCTTCGTGTTTTTTGCAATTTTCACGGGCATAATCCAGGATAACATTGGATCCGGATTTGTATACATCCCTTATAACTTTTTGTAATTCATGGTTTAGAGCTGCATATCTGAGCATATCTTAAAGATGTGAAACATTTTAAATATATGGAAGCAAATGTACTCATAAAAAAGGTACTTTTACCAAGAATTAGACAGCTTGAAGAAGAGGTTGCCATGTTACGAAAATACACCTGGCCATATGTTCAGGCAAACAAAGAGAATCATCAACTTGATGACATGGATTCGAAGATTGATTTTTTAAAAAACCTAGATGATGATACAATATTAGAACTCTTGAGACTCAAAGCAAGACTCACAATAAATTCGGGACTCCAGGGAAGAGAATATGACGTGATTAGGAGTTTGCGTAATAATTTTTGTTAGTATATACTAAATGGTAAAGATAAAGACACCTTTTGGCATTCCAGTCCTGATGATGCCATTGCTACTTCCATGCATGCCAAGTATATTAGCCAGTTGGGGTGTATACAAAACTGTTTTGGGTGGCGATAAACCAATGAAAAAAGAAAGATTGGCAACCCTCACAAGTTCAATGTGTTGTCTATTTTTGCTGTCATATTTAGCTTCTAAAAGCCCAATTAAAACACCACCCATTATGTTAGCTACTTGCGCCATGACTTGCGTCAGTTCTTGTTCAAGTTCAATGATTGCCGTTGACTTGAAAAAGAGAGCTGAAGCTTTCGTAAAGGGGAAGAAGTGATTTAGAAAAAATCATCCGTTCTGTACATTTTTACTGTGTATGAACCAGTTTTACCATTCACCGAAACTGCTTCATTCCCATAGAATTCCTGACACCCGATATCTTCCATACAATCGCGTGCATTGTGTTTTATTGACACAGAGTAGAGGTTTTGGTTACCGGTTGTGGTGTAATAATGATATCTGTCGCGTCGTCCCCTGACTTCCCGGCCATATAGAGGAAGAGTCTCACCATTCCCCGTAATAATACCCATTTGTTGTGTGAAGCCTGGTTTATATTGCCTGATTGGCGCACGCCTGAATTCTGGTTCGCGTCTTATTTGACGTCTTCTCATTCCAGGGCGGGGTGGCACTGACATCGTGGGTACCGGAACCCTAACAACCCTGGGATTACACCACACGTAAGCCAAAATGACAGTAAGTGTGATAATACCCAACCACAAGAGTTGATTTTTATCCTTGTTCTTCATTATATTAGTTAAGGAATATTATTCAGATAAAGATATGAAGATTCTCGCGATTGATATTGGGTATCACAACATGGGTCTTGTTCTAGCTGAGGCCGAGATTAAGGGTTCGAATATTGACGTAGAATTTATAAAGAAGGTAAATCTGGAAGACTACAAATATATCTATTCAAATGACATTGTTGACCTCGTTCCTTTATTTGTAGACGCGCATAAATACATTTTTGACGCCGCCGAAACAATTCTTATAGAGAGACAACCACCCGGGGGTTTTACAAATATTGAAACACTTTTACATTACATGTTCAAAGATAAAGTTGTTTTAGTTTCACCTGTGAGCATGCATACACATTTTGGTATGAGGCATCTAAATTATGAGCAGCGAAAAGAAAGAACGGTAGAAATAGCAACTAAATATTTAAAGGAGGATATTCCATATGATAGAAAACATGATATTGCCGACGCGCTATGTATGATAATTTATCACCATTTTAGAGTCTCCGTCCATTTCTTTGATAGTTTTAGGTTTAAGAAACCTCGTCTCTGATAATTTCTAATGCATTCGCCACCGATTGCAAAGCGTCAAACATTGTAGCCGCGCTACGACTCTCACAACATTCCCTGATTTTTTGAATGTTATAATCAAAAGATTTCTTTTCCTTTTCACACCGGTCCTTAATAGACTCTATCATATCAGTTAATCTTTTAATTTCCGAGTCATATTCTTTTGTTATATTTTCAATTGATTTATCCATCCTGGAAATTTCTTCTTCATACCAATCGATATGTCGTTTTAAAAGATCTCGCTTCACCGAAGATTTTGATTTCTCTATTTGCTTTTCAATTCTTTCAATTTTATCATCAACAATCTGAAGATTATTCAAATATTTTTCATGATGAAATTCCTTCGCACGTTTATGCGCTTGAATTTGATTCTCAATGTCGCGAATTTTCTCCATTGCGTTTTGTAATACCATGATCCCAAAACTTTATACCAAGCATGCGTTCATGATAGTCTATGATCCATTTCAAAGTTTGAGATCTTAAACCACCTGTGATTTTATCTTTGATTTCCGTTCCCTTGTAGAAAGTATATTCTTGCTTGAGTCTCTCCAGTTCTTCCTCTCTCCAGTTATTCCAATTAGGCATTTTTATTTTGGAATTTTGCCAGACGCCAACGATCTTAGGTCATCAACGAACATATCAAAGCGTCCGAGGCGATATTGGACAAGTGCCCACAATACAAAGAACACTGTCTTTGTCAGATTATTGATGTCATTATCTTCCATCTTATATATGGGACTTACAACACGGTGCATAAATGTTTCTTCTTTACCCTGACCCGTAACTGCCATTTCCATCTGTGTTAAGGCGCATGTGTCATCATTAACAGACCAGTGATAGAAAAGAAAGGGGATGAGTATTGAATAAAATTCGAGATTTCTGCGGTCATTTGTAAATGGAATTACTATGATACAGATAAGAAATACAAGATGAATCCAAAATATTATATTCATCTATTATAAAATGAGTCAAGAAAATTTTGACGGGGGTGACGCGAAGCTTAAGCAACAGGCACTTGAGCATCGACGTGATAGCTGGAATGAGCAACATGAGAATATATTACGCCAGTGGGGGGAGGCCTCTGGTTGTTACAGGTATATGCACCATAGAGCATATCTAATGTACAAAGGGTTGAGTATGCGTTTTACACTGCCTGTTATTGTTCTCTCGACAATCACGGGTACTGCGAATTTTGCTCAGGAGCAATTCCCTGAGAATCTTCGTGGCATGGTACCATCGGTGATTGGCGGTCTTAACCTTGTCGCTGGTCTCATCGCAACTATCATGCAATTTTTGAAGATTAACGAACTCATGGAAAATCACAAGGCGGCTGCGTTATCATTCGGTCTTCTTTCTAGAAATATCAGGTTAGAATTAGCTCTTGCGCGTGAAGAGCGTACAACAGATGGTCTGGAATTTGTTACTAGATGTAAAAATGAATACGACCGCCTCATTGAACAATCACCAAGTATCCCATCATCCATTCTCACAGATTTTGAAAAGGACTATCCTCTTGACAATATTTTCACAAAACCGGAGATCCTTGATGTTCGGGCGATTCCCAAACTAAAACTACCGGGCTTCACAAATCTCAAACCTTCGAGTGTCATAGCTGAAACAACGAAAGGTGGACCATTTTCTAAGATCGGAGATCTCATAAAGGGAAAACAAGATTATGACACCAAAACGAAGATCCTTGACATCATGCAATCTGAATTGGATGAAGAAGAGGATATCACATCGGTGGTTTCTGAAGAGGCTGGAGACGAGCAAGACGTTGAGCAAGGTAGACGAGAAGAATAAGCATAATCATATTAGTTAAAGCTGCACTAATCGCATATGGTAAAATTTTCCTTCTTAAAGGTTTTACGATACGATCATGTAGTGCGTCATTATCTAGCACTAAATCTATGGCTTGATTAGTAAGATCGTCAATGGATTCCTTCATTAAAATAATAGAACAAAAAAAAGATGAGCCGATCACAACAATTCACACACAACGAATTGAAACTTTAAAAAAGTACGTCCGTGAATGTAAAAATGTGATGATATGCGGCGGTTCGGGTGTCGGGAAATCATACGTACTGAAAAGTGTTCTAAACGAAACAAATAGCGTGGAAATCTTAAAGGAGCATTTATACAGTAAATCACCTTTCCTGAAGTATATAAAAGGGGCCCCAAAGCATACGTTTATTGAAAACTATGACAACGACTTTAAAAAGATCATTGATAGTGTATCGGACGGTAATAAGTTAACAAGGGGGTCTCTTGTAGTCACATCCGTAAATATGTGTATGTATCCAAATTTCGAAGTGATTTTTATCCCAAAACACAAACCAGATAAACTTTTAAAATTGGTTGGTGAAAGGGGTGATCATGTAACCGCGGCCGCGGAAGCCGCGAACGGAAATATACGTAATTTCTTTTCATACATGGATGGTGGTGATAAGGTTGACGAATTTAAAACTTCGAAAGAGTTTATAACTGATATACTATGTGACGATACCCCGGGGATAATTTATGAACGAATTGATGAACATGGACATGTCTGGGACGTTTTTCAAGATAACTATTTGTCTTCGAATAATATAAACTACGCCGCGGTATCTACATCATTTTCCGATGCGGACGTTATAGATAATACCATGTATTCTTCGGGTTGTTGGAGCCTTATGCCCTATTTTTGTCTAAGTGCTGTAGTCGTTCCAAAGTTTTTTATGGAAGAAAAACTTAATAGACAAAATATTAAACCAGGGAGTTGTTGGACAAAGTATGGGAATTACAGAATGAGACTTAAAAATCTCGCGGGGATTCGTCAAAAAACACATAGTGGATTGACAGTTGAACATTTGTGTTTGTTGAAGAAATACGCCGAAAAGAGCCAATTAGAGCCAATGATGGAATATGGTTTAACTCCACAAGATTTTGATGTCATGAATCATCTTGCGGTTGGAAATAAGTTAAAACAGAGAGATGTAACGAGAGTAAAGAAAGCATTGAAAAATGCCATCGCAGAAAGAAGTCGAGAAGATCTTTGAAAATATTCTAACTAATGGAAGTCCAAAAATCCCAGGGGTAGAGGAAGAAGAACCCGAGGTTACAAAGACAATCGGCAATGAAATCCACTTTTATGGTGAGATTACTCCAGAAAACACCCTTGAATTTGTTGAACAGTTCCGAAAGTTGGAGATTCATCTTCTCAAACAAAAGGCTGATCTCATCGGATATGTGCCAAAGATTCGCGTTCATATTATGAGCGATGGTGGTGACATGTTTTCTGGGTTCACCCTAAAGAATGTTCTTGAAAAGTCTCGTGTGAAAGTCGTAACGATTGCTCAGGGTTCCTGCTGCTCCGCCGCCACTTTCATGTTTTTGGGAGGATCGGAGCGTCTCATGGGCGAGAACGCATATCTTTTGATTCACCAGCTTAGTACAGAGATTTGGGGTAAATACCAAGAACTTAAGAGTGAGATGAAGAGCTGTGATAAGTTTATGACATCTCTGAAAAAGATGTATATGAGCAAAACAAAAATCCCCGAGAAGAAGTTTAAGAAACTGATGAAGAAAGACCTCTATTTGTCGGCATCAAAATGTCTAAAGTACGAGATCGCTCACGGGATTGATTAATAACGACATAGCGTTTGTAAAGACAAAGTATACATAGTATTATAAACCCAATAGCAAAAGTATTAGTGTTCATAGGTATATTTGTGCGGTCTGGTGGCCTAAGTCGTTCCATTCTACCATAATTTACAACTGGTATTGAAGACATCTATTTAAAGTTGAGAAATTAATCATAAGTACAATGGAACGCCTTATCCGAGAAGATAAAATGGGTCGCAAGCGATTTACCGATATTACAGTGGAAGACCTTGGGGATGGAACCGCCGATATCGTGAAGACCACGGGAATGGTTGGGAGTGAAAAGGTTACCAAGTCCAGAACTAATGTGAAGACTGGTTACCAAAAAGCTTTGGCTCGTGCCCAAACTATGTGGAACAATGAAAATACAAGAGCGACTCAAATCCTTCCAATGTTGGCCAATAAATGGGAAGACAGAAAAAAGTATATCTCTGAACCCTTTTATGTCCAGCCAAAGCTTGACGGGGTTCGTCTCCTCGTATCTAAGAAGGGATGCTTTTCAAGAACTGGCAAACCTGTCAAGGGTGTTGAACATCTCGCAAAAAATCTGGGGGATACTGAATGGTTGGACGGTGAATGTTACGCACCCAATATGACCTTTGAAGAACTCACGAGTGCCTTCAAAATGGATCCCAAGAGTCTGGATTTTCACGGATTTGATTACTTTGACACAAAACGTCCAGACCTTCCATTTGCCGAGAGACAGAGGATTCTCAGAGAGAAGACAAAAACTGTTGTTGATACTTTCCTCATCCCCAAAAAATCTCAAATTCAAGAATACCATGATCAATTTGTTGAACAGGGACATGAAGGTATTATGATTCGTGACCCCACGAGTACCTACGAGATTGGAAAGAGAAGTAATTATCTTCTCAAATTCAAAGAGTTTCAGACCGAGGAGTATGAAATCGTGGGTGCCAAGACTGGACATGGCAGAGATGCCGACGCAGTTGTATGGGTATGCAAAACTGAATCTGGCCAGGAGTTTACTGTGAGACCGGAAGGTACAATCGAAGACAGGGAAAAGTGTTACAGGGAACGAAACCAACACATTGGAAAGTATCTCACTGTGCGTTTCCAAAATCTGACAGCCGTTGGTGTACCGCGATTTCCGGTCGGTGTGGCAATTCGGGACTACGAATAATGTCACGATAAAATAAATGAACACCAAAATAGCTGTAGATGTAGATGAAGTCCTTGTAAATCTACTTGAACCTATGGCAAAGTGGAAGGGTGTTGCATTACCCACCAAACCTAAATACAAATATCTTTATAGAGAAATTTTTAATTGCACAGAAGAAGAATCTCAGGAAATTCTCCACAAATTTTATCGTTCTAAAGATTTCCTCTACCTCAAACCAATTTCCGGTGCACAGCCAGGCGTGGCAAGGCTTAGACAAAAATTTGACAAAATGTATGTGATGACGGGGCGTCAGGAAATCACAAGATTGAAGACCGAGCTATGGATTGATCGTTTTTTCCCCGGGATGTTTGATGACATAATTCTTACTGACAGCTTTACCAAAAATGAAGTAAAGAAAGTTGATATCTGTAGGGTTCTTGGTATAGGTTGTATCATTGATGACAGCATCGATACATGTAATGAATGTATTGAAGCTGGCATGGAAGCTATCAACTATATTGGTGATGATATATACCCGTGGTGTGAGCCCAGTGAAATTAGTGTGAGGGGGTGGGGTGGTAAACAAAAAGAAGTTATTGAGGTATAATATCAGATGTATCTTCTTTGTAAACCCATTATCATCGTACCACAAAACACAATTTCGGCGAGAGAATGTCGCATTGTGCAAGTAAAATCCACTAAACAGAAAAATAGATTGGATGTTGAATTGATAGAATCCCCACCAATTAATATTGACCCGGTTGACGGATATTTTTACAGCCCGGAAAACGAACAGTAAAAATATTTATTGGACTATACTAAATGAGTAGGTCGTATGCTAACGCCTCCAAAGGAGTTCAGAAAAAAACATTCAGGGAGTTTGCTGATATGGTAGCCGCGAAGCCAA